GCCGGGTTTGGGGGCGTCGCCGGCGCCGCGCAGGGCTTTGCCTCCGGGGATGATGGCCATGGCGGCCAGGCCGGCGTCGGCAGCAATCTCGAGGTCGTTGTGGGTGTCCAGATAGTGGCCGGTGGCGCCCCAGGGGTCCCGCATGAACTGAGAGGCGGGACGGGCAGCGTCCAGGGCGGTGGCGATGCCGAGTCCCACGCTGAAGGCCAGGCCAAGGGTGCCCCCGGACAGGAAGACGACGGCGGCGCCGAAGAGGACCAGGGCGGCCTTCTCGGTGGGGCTCATGGACTCCCAGACCGCTGCGAGCATATCCAGGATGCCGGCGAACCAGAAGGTGGGCAGCCCGATCAGGCGCTGGTTGAGCTCAGTCACCAGAGGCGGCACGACGGAGTAGATGATCCAGGCTCCGGCCAGGGCCGCCGCTACGGCCAGGGCCGAGGTGGCCCAGCGGTGGGTGCCGGCGTCGAGCTGTCGGCGTGCAGCCAGGTCGCGGGCGATGCGGTGCTCTGCCCAGGTCTGCAGGAACAGGCGGGGTCGGCGGGTGGTGGCCGCCTGAGCCAAGGCGAGCCTGACCCGGTGTGCCCCAGCTCTGGTGGCGGCTGCCGCCTCGACGACGTCGGCGCCCCACCTGCCGGCAACGCCGCCAGGCAGGCCCTGGGGTGCGCTCGGTCCGCCACCCGGTCCGGCAAGTGCACGCGCGTAGCTGCCCAGGCGCATCACCCGGGCATCCAGGAGGATCGCGACGACCAGCGTCACCAGGAGCATCCAGCCCCGGCCCTGACCAGAACCAGCCATGCTGCTAGTAGTCCCGACGATCGGCCAGGGCGGCTCGCCGTTGGTGGCGCCCCAAGCCTTGACGACGCGCTCGTCAGTGAACCAGTCGGTGCTCGCGGTCGTGGCGTTGGTCGCCATGTGGTCGACCATCGTCACCCACAGCACGCCCGGGGGCAGGCCAAGAGCCGCACAGCGCAGAGCGACCCCAATGGCGGGGTGGTGGTGCCTGGCTCGCCACCACAAGTGCCGCGCCAAGCCGATGCTCACGGCAACCAGGCCGGTGACAATGGCGTGCCCCGCATAGGTCACCGCCCCCGGGAACTCGTCGGAGAACGGCCAGAGGCTGAAGGTGGGAAGATGCGTGCACTTGACGACTCCCGCAGGGTCCTCTGGGCATATCGCCTTGGACAACTGCATCCCCGGGGTGTTTCCGACGATGTACGCCAGGCGCCGTGCGACCTCCTCGACCGCCGTGAAGCCCGCTCCGCAGGCGACCCCCAGGACGAGCCAGTCCAGATTGGTGATGTAATCTTAATTAAAGTCGGTGCAAATGTAGCTAATCATGCAGGGGTGTATCTAGGTGATCAGATGATGATTCATCATAGTGAAAGTCGGCTCTCTGCACGTGTACCTTATGATGGTTTTTGGCTTAATTCCACTCATTCAATTTGGAGACATTCAGAATGGCAAAAATTAAATTTTATGGCGATCTTAAACGATTTAGCCGTCAACCGATTGAACTTGAAGTAAGTAATTTCAGAGAGTTGATGAGTGGACTGTTATCTCAAATTAGTGGATTGCGTGAGCATTTGAGAAATGGCCATTATAAAATTCGTATTGGCAGTAAATATTTATCAGAAGAACAATTAAAAACAACGCCTATTATTTCATTGAAAAAGGATTGTACGGTGCATTTCACACCAGTGATTGCGGGCTCTGGTAAAAATGGTGCGGGAATATTTCAAATTGTTGCCGGCATTGTAATTATTGCAGCGAGTATTATTAGTTACCAATATTACGGTGTAGGATATGGTACTGCATTAATGTTTGGTATGTCTGGTGCAGCCATGGCATTGGGTGGCGCAATAACATTGCTTTCTAGACCACCAGATATGAATACTAAAATTGATGAAGGCGAAAAGAAACAAAGTACATCATTTAGCAATCTTCGAAATTTAACTCCACAAGGAAGACCTATTCCATTATTGTACGGCAAGATGATGACTAGTCTTGTACTAGTGTCTCAAGGGATTGAAACCTTTGACGATGTTTAGGTAGTAAATCAGGTAATATCATTAATAAATTTAACCGCTTATAGGCACTGCTTATAGGCGGTTTTCTTTTAAAGAGGTACTTATGGGCGGTAAAAGCCAAGGTTCAGCGCGCACACCACATGAAGCACCTGATAGCCTTCGTTCTTCACAACGATTACGTGCTATTGGTTTAATCTCTCTTGGACCAATCAAAGGTCCAGCCAATAAATGGAAATCAACTTACTTTGACAATACGCCAATCCAAAATGCAAACGGTGTTGATGATAATGATGAGTCAAGTTTCAATTTCAAAAACACAGAGATAGCATATACACTCGGCACGCAGGACCAAATGCCGTTGCAGGGCTTTGAAATGTCAGAGCGTGAAGTATCAGTTGGCGCTGAAATTAAAAATGTTACCCCTGTAACAAGAACCGTCATTGATCCTGATGTGACACGTCTCAGAATTACATGTGGTGTAAGTGCGTTATTTTCTCAAAATGAGAATGGCGACACAGAGGGAACATCTGTATCACTCGAAATCTTAATCAACGGGCAAAGCCGCACGGTAAAAAATATTAATGGTAAATCATCATCTCGCTTTTATCGCAGTTACATCATTGATAATTTACCGCCTAAACCATTTACCATCACAGTCAAAAGATTAACAGCCGACAGTAAATCACAACGACTACAGAATGGCACTCATTGGGTTAGTTACACGGAAATCATTGATACCAAACTGTCATACCCAAACATGGCATTAATTGGCATTAAAACGGATTCGCGCTATAACCCAAATTTCCCTAATGTAAACTTATTGCTTTATGGTCGATTGGTTAAAGTACCAAGTACATATAATCCCGAAACAAGAACGTATGAACCTGGCATTTGGCGCGGTGACTGGAAAGAAGAGTGGACGGATAACCCCGCCTGGATTTTTTACGACTTAGTCACTAATTCTTTAGCGGGGTTAGGTAAACGAATTGGGGAATACGGATTGGATAAGTTCCAGCTGTATCAAATAGCAAAATACTGTGACGAATTAGTCGATGATGGATATGGCGGCAAAGAGCCACGAATGGTATCTAATCTATGGATTACAGAACAGCGTGATGCCTATAACGTGCTATCAGACATGGCATCTGTTTTTCGCTCTATTGCAGTGTGGAATGGAACACAGTTTTCAGCTATCCAAGATAGAACATCAGATCCAGTTTGTTTATATACTCAATCAAATGTAGTTGATGGTAAATTCTCTCGCCAATTCGCAGCAGGAAAGACAATTTTCACTGCAGTAGAAGTTGAATATGCTGATGAACGTAACTTCTATCAAAAGGCGGTTGAGTACGTTGCAGATGATTTAATGATTGCTCGCTATGGCTACAATGTTAAGAAAATTACAGCTTATGGCTGTACAAGTCGTGGGCAAGCTCACCGATACGGCAAATGGGTATTAGAAACATCTCGTCTTGAACAATGTACTATTACCTTTGTAGTAGGTCGCCAAGGGTTATTACATTTACCAGGCGACATCATTGAAATTGCTGATAATGATTTTTCTGGTAAAACACTTGGTGGACGAGTTGTAGCGATAAACGGCAAGAAAGTAACACTTGATCAACCTGTAGAAATCACTGGTAATAGCTATTTAAGTTATCTCAATGATGAAATGCAGTTGGTGAAAATCAAAATCATCAATATAGATAATGCAAATAAATCGGTTATCACATTAGAAACCAATCCTGTTGGTTTGAATGTAATGGATGATTGGGTATTAAAAACACCGCAAGTATCTACTCAGCTTTACCGTGCTCTCGGCATTACTGAAAACGATGACGGAAGTTATACCATAACTGCACTGCAACATGAACCGCAAAAAGAAGCGATTGTTGATGGTAGTGCAAGCTTTGTGCCTGTTGTAACAACAATGCACAATGGACTAACAAAAGTCACTAATGCTGATGTAGTTTATAGTGCTGACGGTATAAGACTCACTTGGTCAGTACCCACAACAGATACGATATTAACCTATGAAGTGCGGTTATATCGAAACGGAAAGGTTTTCAAAACATATCTAAACTTAAAAAATCCAGAAATATCATTTGAAGGGTTGCCTGATGGTAGTTATATCGCAGAAATCAGAGCTAAAAACCAAAGTGGCCAACTGTCAGATCCCGTAACACGATCATTTGAGATTAATCTCAACATCCCTAGATTTGTTACCAAATCCTTGTTATTTGCTATTGAGCTTGATTGGGATTTACCTAAGACATTTACACCTGGGTTTAGCACTGAGATTTGGCGTAGCAATACAAATGACATAAGCACTGCAGTGAAAGTGGCAACACTGCCATATCCTCAAAGTAACTATGTTATCAATGGTGTGCCTTTATCGACAGGCTATTACTTTTATTTGCGAGGAGTGGACAAACAAGGTAATAAAGGCGAATTTACTGAGGCAGTATTTGGCGAAGCAGACCATAATCCAGATAACTTGTTAAATGCGTTAGAAGGGAAAATTACTAAATCCCAACTTGGCCAAGAGCTCATCAACTCCATTAAAGCTGATATTAATAATGCAGTTGGGGAAGAAGCTAAAACAAGACAAACTGCTGTCGCTGGTGCATTAGCTCAAATAGCTGCACAAGCTCAATCAACTGGCACTGCAATTAAAAACCTTGAAAAAACAGACCAAGCACAAGCTGAAACCATCAAAACTGTAACAGCGAAGGCTGAATCAGCTTTATCAGGCATTACTGCAGTAAGACAGGCTCAAGCTCAAAGTGATAAGGCAAACGCACAGCAAATCAGTGCACTAACTGCTAAAGTTGGCAATGCTGAATCAACAGTATCGCAGGTGAGCAGTGTTGTTGCTGGACTTAACGGTAAAGTTAGCTCAATGCACACAATTAAAACACAAGCTATTGCTGGTGGACGGACTGCTGTTGCTGGGATCGCTCTAGGCGCAAACCATGAAGAAAGTTCGGTCATTGTTATGGCTGATAAATTCGGGAT